CGCCGTGACCGTGGGCAGCGACGGAGCCTTTACCGGCGCTGCCACCTGCATGGGATACGTGCTTTTCTTCAAGGAGAACGGCTTACACAAGCTGTACGGCACCAAACCCAGCGACTACCAGATGAGCAGCATCCAGTGCTCGGGCGTGGCCAAGGGCGCCCACCAGAGCCTCTGCGTCATCAACGAGACGCTGTACTACCTCTCGATGGACGGGGTGATGGCGTGGGACGGCAGCCTGCCCACCAAGGTGTCGGCCTCGCTGGACGAGACGGCCATGAGCCGGGTGACAAGGGCGGCCGCCGGCGGGCTGGTGGGGCGGTACTACCTGCACACCGAAAGCCCCGACGGGCAGCGGCTGCTGGTCTACGACACCGAGAAGGGACTCTGGCACGAGGAGGACGCCACCGGCTGGGCCATGTGCAGCACCGGGCGGCAGCTCTACTTCTGGGACAAAGAGGCCATCTGGGCCGCAGACGGGAGCCGGGAAGCCGGCGGCGAAGAGGACACGGTGGAATACGAGGCCGTGACCGGCGACATCGGACTCGGAGACCCGGACGACAAGTATTGCAGCCGGGTGACGGTGAGGCTGGACGCCATGGAGCGGACGGTAGTGACGCTGTGGGCCAGCTTCGACGGCGGCGAGTGGGAAGAAAAGGGCCGGGTGGACACCCGGGACAGGCGGGTGCAGGTGAACCTGCCCTTTGTCCCGACCCGGCACGACACCATGCGGCTGCGCCTGACCGGAAAAGGACAGATCGCGGTGCGGAGCATCGCCATGACGCTGAGCAGCAGCGAGGGCGGAAGAGTGAGTGGAGCGATGCCGAAAAGGTAGAGCCTTTGGAAGAACGCTCGCCCGGCAGGACCTCTCAGGCGCTTCGCGCCAGCTCCCCTAAGAGGGGAGCCATTGGCAGGCCGGGCAGGTCTGAGCTAGACACCTGAAGCCTGACTTGGCGTAAAATGTAGTGCCCTGCGACAGAGGGCAGAAAGGAGCGAAACTATGGCAAGCATTGTAGGACTTTCGAAGATCTCCATGCCGAGGCTGGAAAAACTGGACGCGGACAGTGCCCGGGAGCTGAGGAATTATCTGTACCAGATGCAGGAGCAGCTGGAATACATTTTGAGCAACATCGACACCGAGAATCTCTCGGGGGACTTACAGGAGAAGCTGAAATAAGGCGGGAGAGGGCCTTTAGAAACGGCAGCAGCCGGGAAGAAAACCTCTCAGCTTTGCAGTCCGCCTGACGGCGGCGCTGCAAAGCAGCTCCCCTCGCTAGGGGAGCCTTTCTTAAAGGAAGGAGTGTAATTATGAGCAGTTTGAGCAATGCAAGAGCGCAGCTGGAGGAGTGGGAGGCGAAGAAGCCGGAAAGCTACACCAGCAAATACAAGAACAAGATCGACGGCGTGATGGGCAAGCTGGACGGGATGAAGGATTTCAGCTACGACCCCACCCGGGATGCGGCCTACGAGCAGTACAAGAACAGATACACCCGGCAGGCGAAGCTTGCCAACGAGAACGCCCAGGCCAACGCCAGCGCCATCTCGGGCGGGTACGGCTCGAGCTACGGCACCCAGGCAGGCCAGAGCGCCTATCAGAACGCCATGGCGGGACTGAGCAGCGCCACGAACGGGCTGTACAGCCAGGCGCTGAACCAGTACACCCAGAAAAAGAGCGACCTGCAGAGCCAGCTGACCGGCTACCAGCAGGCCGAGGCGCAGGACTACGAGAAGTACCAGACCAACTACCAGAACTGGGAGAACCAGCGCAACTACTATCAGAGCGCGTACAATCAGGCGGCCAGCGAAAGCCAGGCGAAGAAGAGCCGGGGGAGCGGACTTCTGAACACGATCCTGAGCGTAGGTGCAAGCATACTGATGGGCTTATTGTAAAGAAAAAGCGCCCAGCCCGAAGGGGCTGAGCGGCGGAAGAAAACCTCTCACCGTTTCTGTCCGCCTGCGGCGGAGCAAAAACGGAGCTCCCCTATCGAGGGGAGCCTTTCTTAAAGGAAGTCTTATGCAAGATGGAGCTTTTCCTTCAAGGCGTCCTGAAGAACGCCGGAGAAGTTGATGTGTGCGGCCTCGGCTGCATCATTGAGCCAAGCGGGGACGGAGAGGGTCTTTTTAACAGGGCGGAACTGCTTTTGGTAAGCAGCCATATCAAAGGGGACCATGACCACAAAGTCTCCGGCCTCCACCGGAAGAGAGGAAGGAACGGAAGGAGTGGGGCAGACAGCGCACTCTTCCAGCATCAGGCCGATGGCATCCTGTGCCATCCGCACAGCCTCATCCATCGTATCACCCTGCGTAAAGCAGCCCTCGATGTCGGGGACGGTGACAGAATAACCCGTTTCTTCGGGGTGGAACACCGCGGGATAGAAAGTATAGTTTGTCATCGGAATCAAGATTCACCTCCGAATTTATAAGTATAGCATATATGCATTTCGCGTATTTTGTCAAGAAGGGAGTTTCGAATGGGAGTTTTTAAGAGATACAGGGACGCACAGGCGGCGCAGAAGGACGCGGAGAACGCGATGCCGGGGGCGTACCAGAGCAACTACACCGACCGGATCAACGAGACACTGGACAGCATGGGCGCGGCCAGCAATGCGGGCTATGACGTAGGCACGGACAGCGAACTCTACCGGCAGTACCGCGCGGGCGCACAGGCGAATGCCAGAGCGGCGGCCGAGAACGCCGCTGCGGGCGCTGCCGCGCTGAGCGGCGGGTACGGCTCGAGCTACGCAAACAGTGTGGCCCAGCAGGGCTACCAGCAGGCCATGGCCAACGTGGACGACGGGCTGGCCGGACTGCGGGACAAGGCCCTGACCATGTACCAGCTGAAGCAGAACGGCCTCTCAGGGCTGCTGAGTGCGCTGCAGAATCAGGACAGCCTCGAGGCGGCGGAGCATCAGGGGGCTGTGGCCAACGCGCAGGACTGGCGGGACTACAAGAAGAGCCGGGCAGACCAGGCGGCGCAGGAGAAGAGCGATTTCCTCTCGAACCTGTGGGAGATGGCGAAGAGTGTGGGCAGAGCCGGTCTGACGGCCTACGACACCTACAAGGGCTACACCCAGCAGCAGTGGGAGAACGAGTTTGCCCGGGAACAGTGGGAGTACAACAAAGAGCGCACCGGCCAGAGCGATGCGCTGAATGCCTACGAGCAGGCGTTTAATCTGTACCAGCAGGGAGCGGACGATGCCGCGAACGCCGTGCTGGGCCGGTATGGTCTGGATACCGGAATCTTCGACAATTACAGCGGCGCACCCATCACCCGCGCAGACAAGGCGGGTGCGCTCACGACCGCGGCGGGGCTGGCAGGCGGCGGCAGCGACGAGGCCGCACGGGCGGTGCTGGAGCTGTACGGCCTGGATCCGAACTCTGTGGGAAATTACAGGACGATCGCAGGACGGCAGCTTGCAACGACGCTGGCAACAAAGAGCGCAGGCAGCTCGGGCGGCTCTTCGGGCAGCGGTCGGAGAAGCGGCAGTTCGGGCGGCTCTTCGGGCAGAAGGAGCGGCAGCTCGGGCGGCTCTTCGGGCAGCAGGAGCAGCCCGACCTATGCCCAGCTGCTGAGTATGTCGAAGGAGTTTGTCACAATGAAAGCGAGTGACCCGCGATATGATTACTACAAGCGGACGCTGACGGATGCGGGCTGGATAGAGGACGACACCCGTGTCCCGCAGCGGGCGCAGGTGGCGGCGAACGCCATCAAGGGCCAGAGAAACCACGGCTCGGATGACCAGACTATTTTTGACAGCCTGAAGTATCAGGGATACACGGACGACGAGATCTGGAAAGCCTTTGAGCTGGCCGGGTAACAGAAAAGCCTCCTGCACGACCGTGTGCAGGAGGCTTTGGGATAAAGTCAGGCGAGGTGGAGCTGGTGCTTGAGCGCGTCCTGAAGGACCTGACTGAAGTTTACATTGCGTTCAAGGGCGGCGGCATTGAGCCACGCCGGGAGAGTGACGGTGCGGTTTACCGAACGATTGACACTGGCGAGCCGGACAGACGGCATATAGGCATCGACCAGCACGACCCGCTCGTTTTCTTTAGGCTGGATAGCGGACAGGGCCGAGGGGGCGGGGATAGGCTCGCCGTCCTCTTCCAGCCCGCACATCACGCAGCCAAGCAGCTCGCGGGCGGAAAGCAGGGCGTCGTCCTCGGACGTACCGCTGGTGGCGACACCGAGGTCGGGAAAATCGACAGCGATCTCCTGCCCGTCCTCGTAGATAAACACGGCAGGATAGAAGTAACGGTCGGGAAGATTCTTTTTCATCAGAAAAGCCTCCTATCATTCAGCGGAATTTAAGGCCGGACTGCTGCTCAATGCGGTTAAGCGTAGCCCGGGGAATATCTTTATCGGGGTCTTTTACGGTGACGCGACCGGGCTTGGCGGGGTGTTTATACTGGTGGTGGCTGCCCACGCAGTTGACCTCATACCAGCCGTCGGCCTTGAGCGCCTTTATGACCTCGCGGGACGAATAACTTTTCACGACATCATCTCCTCAATAACAGAATAACAAATACAATACTATTTGTCAAGACAAAAAGAAGGGAAGAAGACGGAATGGCAGTAACCAAACAGCAGCTCGCACAATGGAGCAGGGAATTTGCCGCAAAGAACCCGGACAAGGTGAGTGGGGCGGGCAGCACTGCGCAGAACACCACCACAAAGAAGAGCAGCGTCACCAAGGAGCAGTTGAGCCAGTGGAGCCGGGAGTTTGACAAAAAGGAAGCACAACGTCAGGCAGAACAGGAGCAGAACACCCGGGACAAAGCCTTGCAGCAGTACACCGAGCGGCACATAAGCGACATGGGGGAGGTGGATGCGAGGAATGAGCCCTCTCAGGCAGCTTCGCCCACAGCCACGGAAAACATCAGCGGGCGGAAAGAAAACCTCTCACCGTTCCCGTCGGCTGACGCCGCGCGAGAACGGAGCTCCCCTGATAGGGGCAACGGCGACGACCGCGGCCAGTGGCCGAAACAGGGAGGAGCTGTTGGGGCAGCGGCCAGCAGGATGCAAGCGGCAGCGCAGCAGACGCTGGGAGCCGCAACCCGGGCGCAAAGCGCCCTTCTTAAAGGAAGCCCCACCGAAAGGGCGCTGGACATGGGGCAGAAGTGGGGCGTTCCGGCGAAGAGCGGGAACGTGCTGGAGAACGTGGGCAGCGGGGCCATGGCCTACGGCAGCGGCCGGGCGCAGGAGCTGAGAGCCAGCTTTGCCAAGGACAGCGTACCGGACGAGTTCGACCGGATCAACCAGTGGCTGGACACCGGGGACAACAAGAATCTGGCCGACGCGGTGCGGCGGGTGGACAACACCCACGGCGCGTACACGGACGCCGACCTGATCAAGAAGGGCGGCTGGACACAGGCGCAGATCGACGAGGCCCGGAAGATGAACGCTGCGCTGGACGCCATCCCCGCATGGCAGCGGGGCGTGCGCCGGGCGGCGAACGCCATCGGCGGCATCGGAGACACGGTGGCCGCTGCCCCGGTGCTGGGCGCGGAGTACGGCGTGCAGGCGGGAAAGAACATCGACGCCACCCTGAAGAACTGGAAACAGGTGGAGCAGGAGGTAAAGGGCGACGAGCACGCCCAGAGCCTTTTCGACCTTTTGACCGACGTAGACATGGACTATAACCCCACATGGCCGGAGAGCCGGAACCGGGAGCTGATCTCGATGGGGTACAACTCCAAGGAGATCCGGGAGATGCGCCAGCGGCTGGCGGGGTTGGAGGTGAGCGACGGCATCGACAAGAACCAGAGCGTGGGCTACCAGCTCTACGACCGCGGGCAGCAGCTGACGGCTGCGGCCCAGAGCGGCCTGAGCCCGGCCCAGAAGGCCGTGACGGGGGCTGTGACCAGCGCGGCGGAGAATCTGGCCGTGGCGGGCGTGAACCCGGCAGCGGTGCTGCCCATCCTGAGCGCCCAGGGCGCGGCAGAGGCCATGGGCCAGAGCGCAGAGAAGGGCGAGAGCGCCGGTAAGGCATTGGGCGGCGGCCTCGCCAAGTTCGGCGCAGGGTGGGCCATCAACTCGGTGGGCGCGGCTGACCTTGCAAAGACCATGGGCAGTGACTACGCGAAGGACACGCTGGCGGGGCAGATCGCGGACTGGGTGCAGGGGCTGGCGGGCAGCTCGGAGCTGGCGAAGCGCTACCCGGCGGTGGCTGCGGCCATCTCGGGCGGCATCGACAACTCGATGCAGGCCTTTGCGGAGACCTATGCGGACATGGCCATTGACGCTGCGCTGGGGGACAGCGAGGCGGCGAAGAACCTGTTCAGCAAAGACACCTTCCTCACCGCGCTGGAAAGCGGACTTTCCGGCGGCGCGTCCGGCGCGCTGGGCGGCGCTGTGGGCTCGGGGCTGGCAAAGATGAACGACGGAGACGCCAGCTTACTGGGGCAGGCGGAGTATTACGACCGGCTGGATCGGATGGAGCGGGCTGCTGCCCGACAGAAGGAGTGGGAGGCCCGGGCAGCGGAGCCCTCTCAGTCGGCTACGGATAGCTCTGCTGATAGAGCGCTGGACGGGCAGGACCTCTCAGTCGCTGACGCGACAGCTCCCCTTAAAAGGGGAGCCACTGGCGTGCCGGGCAGCTCTCAGCTGGACGCCGGAAGCTCTATGGGACGTAAAATGGCGGGCGCTGCTACAGAGGACGGCGGCAGCGGCCCTGCGCAGCAGACGCTGGGAGCCGCAACCCGGGCGCAAAGCGCCACTGGCGTGCCGGGCAGCTCTCAGCTGGACGCCGGAAGCGCTGCGGGGCGTGAGATGGCGGGCCTTGCGACAGAGGGAAGCGGAAGCGTAAATGAGACTGCCGCAAAATCGGAAAACCCGGCGGTGCGGCAGTTTGCCGAAGTGGCGGCGAGAGACAGCCTGACGGGCAAGACCATCGGACTGTTTACGCCGAACGCCGAGAACCGGGAAAACCGTGCGGCCTTTGAGCAGGCTTACGGCGTGACGCTGCCCGACACTGCGGGCGCGACCCGCCGGATGCTGCAGGAGATCGCCGCACAGCAGAACGTAAAAAGCGAAGCAGCGCCTGCTGCACAGAGCGCAGAGCTGCCCGGCGAAGCTGTGGATGTGCCGCAGACAGTACAGGACACTCCCGCAGAAATCGCCGATGTCGTGCCGGAAATGGCTGCACCGGGCAACGTGCGTGAAGCGACTGCCGCCGCAGCTGAAACCGACAGCTACGAGAACGCTCCGCTGCGGGAGACTCTGGGACTCCGGCCGGAAGCGCCGAAGACCCAGCGGGAGGCTGAGGTGCAGCGGGCGCTGGAAGGCTGGCGGGTGACGGACAAGGCAGCCGAGACCATCAGCAAAAATATGCCGGACAGGGTGGACGCCGACCGGTACGCGGCCGCAGCGTCGCCGCTGTACCGGCTGGGCCGGAAAGGTGCTGCCACCTTTGCGCAGGCGCTGGAGCTGGCGGGCAGCATGAGCGGCACGGCGGCGGACATCAATTATATCCTGAGCACCGACGCCGGCCGGACGGCCCTTGAGATCGCCTACACCCAGGGCAAGAGCGAACGGATGCTCTACGCCGAAAAGATGGCCGGCCTGGGCGGCACACTTGGCAGCGAGAGCACCAGCGGCAGGGGCGAGGTATACGCCAAGGGTACGATGCGGCAGGAGAGCGACCCGGCCAGCCAGATCATCAGCCTGAACGCCGCGGCCACCGGCACGGATGCTGTGCTGAGGGATGTGCTGCAGAACGACCGGAGCATCAGGGCCTATGTGGACACCGAGACGGCCCGGATCTTCTTCGGCGACAGTGCGCAGGACATCTTCGGCACGGTGCTGCACGAGGACTACCACTGGTACAACGCGCTGGACGCCGAGGGCGCACGGACTTTGCAGGAGCACGCGCTGGAATATCTGGCGAAGAGCAGCGGCTACGAAAGCCTGGACGAGATGATCCGGGCGAAACTGCGGGATTACAGCGCCCAGAGCCTGACCTATGAGCAGGCAGCGGAGGAGCTGGTGGCCGACGCATGGCGGGGCATCTTTGACAGCGAGGAGAGCTTCAGGCGCTGGGTGACGTTCCAGCGCGGGCAGGCAGAGAAGAACGCAGGCAAGAGCGGCGCCATCCACAAGGTGATGGAGCAGGTGCGGCAGATGCTGGATGGACTCATCAGCCGGGCGAAGGAAGTGCTGACCATCGACCCGGACAACCGCGCCGCCCTGAAGGCGAAGCGTCTGGCCGAGGCCGAAAAGCGCACTTTGCAGGACGAGTATTTCGCCCACGCAGAAAAGGCCATGGACAACCTGCGGGCGGCAAAAGAAAACGCCGCAGCCCTCAAGACCGAGAGCGCGGCGGAAAAGAAAGGAATGCGGTTTCAGCTGCACGAGGGTAAAAATTCCCTTGTTGAGCAGATGAATAAAAATCTTACACAGCTCGAGCAGATGGAAACGGCAGCGGTCATTAAGGGAACGGAAGTCTCGTTTGGCACAAGCCGAAAAGAAAACATTGCAAATGTTGCAGCTTATTTTGATTCCCTCGGAAATCGTGTTGAACGGTCGGAATTTGGAACAGTAGAATTGACCGCAAAAGGTGCAAGAACTACAATTCAACACGGTAACAGCGCAGCAAAACAAGCGGCAGTAGGCGCAATTCCTGAAATTATTAAAAACGGCCGTCAAATTGGATACGAAAAGAACTGGCAGGGCAGAGGCTATGATACCTATGTTTTTGCAGCACCTGTTGAGATCAATGGAGCAAGACTTTATGAAAGTGTTATCGTCAATTCTTACCGTCATGATAATCGAAGGGCGTTCTATGTACATGAAGTCTGCTGGACGGATGGAAGCTATGTAACACTGAATACTCAAGGCTTACCAATAAAAAAAGAAGATACCGCCACATCGCTCCCGAAAGCGATGCTGAGTGCCTTTGCAGACACCCAGGAAGTATCTTCTAAACAGAGTATAGCACAAACCTCCGACGAAAGCAAGAGAACCGACGAACCTGTGAAGAAAACCACCCGCTTTCAGCTGGCCGAACAGGCCGACCGGGAGGCAAAGCAGAACCAGCAGCGGCAGGCCAGCCGAGTACTGGCGGAGAAGGCGGCGGCCTTTGATACCCTGAACCAGTTCTTCGGCCTGACGAAGAACACCCGGCTCTCGGACGCTGCTCTCGAGAGCCTTGCCATCCGGTGGACCAAGACCAACGGCAGCCGGGCCGACCGGACGAAGCTGGCAAACGAGACGCGGGCGCTGGTGGAGTATCTGCGCTCGGAGGGAGCGGACATGGCCAAGGCGCAGGGACTGGCCGAGACGCTGGCAGGCGAAGTGCTGGACGAGGCCACCTACCGGAACACGGAGCTGTGGGACGAATACCCCGACCTGCATGACCTGACCTACACGGTGGACAAGAACGGCAAGGCCAAGGCGGAGCTTGTGAAGCGGTACGGAAGCTGGACAGAGGCGGTGGCCGAGGCCCGGCGCCACGGCGTGAAGCTGCGGCAGGCGGAGGGATACCGGGACGGCAACCCGGCGGAACAGTACGAGGCCATCGTGAACGACACCCGGGCCGTGGGCGGCGTGAAGGAGAGCGCTGCGGCACTCTTCCGCTCAGCGGCACAGGAAGCGGGCGTGGCGGGCGCAGCCGTCATGGAGAGCACGGAATGGCTCGATGTGCTGATGAACGTACACGACACCATCAAGCCCAAGATGATGAGCCGGTTTGCGGACGCTGCCGAATACGAGGACGCCAAGGTGGAGCTGGCGGGCCGGATGATCGGCGACATCATGAGCCACCCGGAGATGACCGATGCCGAGGCGGTGTTCGAGGGCATCTTAAAGCACAACCGTGAAGTGGCTGCAATGGCCGCCGGAAGCGAGGAGCGGGCGGCTGAGGTGACGAAGGGGCTGAAGAGTGTGCAGCAGGCCCAGCGGAAAGCCTTTGCCGACCGGATGCGGGAAAACAGCCGCAGCCAGAGCGCCGAGGCCAAGAGCGTGAGCTGGGCAGAACGGCAGCTCAACGAGAATCTGGAAACGCTGGGCGCGCAGGTGAGCACGGCAGCGGGGCTCGATGAGAAGATGACCGCCCTGCGGGAAGCCTACGAGCGGGAATGGAAGGCCGAAAAGAGCCGGATGAAGCAGGCCCGGCAGGAGATGCTGGACGAGATAAAGCTGGAGCGGCAGCAGATGCGCTCTCAGATCAACGACCTTTCCCGGCAGGTGGCCGGAGAGCAGCGGAGAGCCGACCGGGCGGAGCATCAGCTGCTGGTACAGGAAAACGAGATCATGGAGTGGGAGGCCGAGAACCAGCGCAAGGCCGAAGCGTGGCAGGAAAAACAGGCCCAGCGAAATGCGATCGCCATTGAAACGGCCCGGCAGCAGCGGGACGAAGACGTGGCCGTGGCAAAGGCACTGGCCGAAAAGCGGGTGCAGAAAGCCCGGGAAGGACGGAAGGCGGACGAACTGAAACGGAGCATCCGGAACAATGCGGCCCAGCTCAACCAGATGGTGCTGCGGCCGAAGCCCGGGAAATATGTACAGAAGAGCCTCATCGTGCAGGCCGCTGAGGTGGCGAAGCTGGCGGACATGGCAGTGCTGAACAACAACGCCGTGGCCAAGCTGACCGCTTTGCAGGACAGCATCCGGCGCAGCGGAGAGATGGACGCCGGCATCCACACCGACTGGGAGAACAGCGGCGTGGAAAAGCTGATCCAGACACTGCGGGACGACATGAACGCCAGCAAGCAGGCAAAGCTCGACCGGCTGCGGCAGCAGCTGGAAGAAGCCAAGGCCCTGCCGGACGGCGACAAGGCCGAACAGCTGCGGGACCGGCTGCGCCAGCGCATCCGGGAGACGGAGAACCGCACCTATCTGCCCATGACGGTAGACCAGCTGCGGATGCTGAAGGCCATTACGGCCAGCACCCTGCACATCATCCGGACCGAGAACAAGACCCTGACCCTTGCGAGGGCCGAAGAAGTGGACAGCATGGCCATGAAGGCCGCCCGCGAGGTGCTGAACTCGGAGGGCAACGGCTTCGGAGAGAAATTTGAAAAGGCGAAGGGCGCGATGAACCGCTACCAGCTGGACATGCTGGGCGGCACGAGAATGTTCCGGCGCCTGGGCGGCTACACCAAAAACGGCCAGATGGAGAAGCTGGGGCAGATGCTGAACGACGGCCAGCGGCGGCAGACGGAGATCCTCGTGGAAGGCGAAAGCCTGTTTGCCAACGTGACCGGCAAGGAACACCTGAAAGAGGTGGAAGCTTTTGCCGGGCCGGGGGCGGAGCTGGTGGACATCGGATTGAAGGACAGCAAGGGCAATGCCGTGCCGCTGAACCATGCACAGCTGTGCAGCCTGTACATGCTGCTGCGCAACGAGGACAGCCGCCACCACCTGATGACCGGCGGCCTGACCCTGCCGGACGCTGCCCAGTACGCCAAGGGCAACATCGAGAGAGCCTACCAGCGCAGCCAGACCGTGATGCTGGGGACACTGGTGAACGCCGACGGCGTCCCCATGGCCGACACCATTTTGCAGACGGTACAGGGCGCCATGACGGACTATGACCGGGCATGGTGCGAGGACATGAAGGACTTTTTTGGGCGGTACACCACGAACCTCATCAACGAGACCAGCATGAAGCTGCTGGGCTATGACCGGGCCACCGTGAAGAACTACTACCCCATCGCGGTAGACCGGAGCACGCTGGCGACGGAGATCGAGGGCGTGAAGATGGATGCCACCATCGAGGGCCGGGGCTTTTTGAAGGAGCGCGTGAAGAGCGACAAGCCCATTTTGCTGGAAGAGTGCCAGAACGTGGTAAAGCGGAGCCTGCGGGACACGGCAGCCTATGCGGGCCTTGCAGCCCCCATCCGGGACGTGCAGCGGGTGCTGAACAGCACCGTGGAGACGGCGGAGGGCGTCGGGGTGCTGAAGGACAAGATCATCGGCGAGAAGTGGGGCAGGGAGACGGTAAGCTACATCAATGACCTGCTGACCGACCTGCAGACCAGGCAGCGGCACCGCAGCAGCACCATGAGCCGGGCGCTCGACCGGATGCGGGGCAACTACGCCGGGGCCATCCTGACCGTGAACCCGGGCGTGGCCATCGCGCAGGCGGCCAGTCTGCCCACGGCGGGCGCTGTGCTGGGAGCAGACACCATGGCGGCGGTGCTGCCCTTCGTGAAGAACTTCTCGGGTAAGCAGCGGGCCGCGCTGGAAGCGGAGATCCGCCAGCACGGAGACGCCCTGCTGCAATACCGGCTGCGGGGGACGAAGCGGGGCGAGATGAGTTCCATCGGCGCGCACAAAAACCTTGTGGCCAAAGCCTCGGAGGCCATGCCTGCCGTGACCGGCTGGATCACCGGCATGGACGAGATCACGGTGGCGGCGCTGTGGGAGGGCTCAAAGCGGTATGTGGAGCGCCACGCAGCGGAATTCGGGCTGACAGAGGAAAACCTCTCAGCTGCGCAGTCCGCCGATGGCGGCGCTGCTCGCAGCTCCCCTACCGAGGGGAGCCAAGAATCAAGGAACAGCGAAGCCTACTGGGAAGCCGTGAACAAGATGTACCAGCGGGTCATCGAGGAGACCCAGCCAAACTACACCACCATGCAGCGGGCAGGCATCCAGCGCAGCGACAATGAGTTTGTAAAGACGCTGACCATGTTTACCACCCAGCGCTTCCAGAACTACGGCATCCTGGCCGACGCCGTGGGCGACTACAAGGCTCAGAAAGCCCGGTACGCTGCCGACCAGAGCGCCGAGAACAAGGCCGAGGTACAGCGGGCCGGGCAGAGCCTGCGCCGGGCGGCGGCAAGCCAGGTGGTGCAGACGGCGGTATTTGCCCTGATGAAGATCGGCGCGGACTTTTTGCTCCACCGGTGGGACAAGGAGCAGGACGAGAACGGCGACATCACGGCGGCCAGCGTGGGCAAGCGGTTTTTCGACCTGTACACCGAGAGCGCAGCCGGAAACTTTTTGTACGGAGCGGAGATCTACAGCGTTATCTCGAACGCCGCAAGCGGCGCGGACTACGACGTGGTGAGCGCCACCAATATCAGTGCGGTGAACGATCTGTTTGCTGCCTTTACCAAGACCGCCAAGCTGCTGCGGACGGACACCAACGAGATGAGCGAGGAAGAGCTGGCGGCGCACCACCAGAAGCTGAACAAGGCGGTGCTGAAGGACATCCAGTGCGGCCTTGAGCTGTACGGCGTCCCGGCGGCCAACATCCGGAAGGTAATGCAGGCGTTTGAAGGCTACTGGGAGGATGCACAGGCCATCGGCCGGGGAGAAGGATTTAGCTTTAGCTCTGCGCCCTCTTCGGCCACCGGGCAGTACGACCGGCTGTACAACGCCATCCAGAGCGGGGACAGCGAGGAGGTTGCGGCGGCCATGAAGAAGCTGGAACAGATGGGCAAGACGGACAAGGTGGACAGCGAGCTGGCAAGGCGGCTGAAGCAGTACGACGCCGACGTGCTGGCGGCGGCCGAGGCCCGGAACGCCGGGAAGACCCGGGCCGAGGAAAAGGCCCGAAAGGCCGTATTTGAGAAGCTGCGGGAGGGGCTGGGCGTTGCCCCCGCGACGGACAGAGCCAAGGGCAAGGCGGACGCGGCCCGGCGGGCGCAGCTCATCGACGTGGTGAACAAGGCGGTGGACGGCAAGGCGGACGAGCTGCTGGCGGGCAGCAAGGACGGCAGCGTATACGACGCGCTCCTGGACGAAGTGGAAAATGGCCGGGCGAAGGACGTGCAGGCCGAAATAAACCGGCTGCTGACCGCAGGCAAGGACAAGGGCAACATCAAGAGCAAAATCACCGAGGCCGTGAAGGAAGAGTATCTGGCCGGAAGCGACCGGGACCGGGAGAAGCTGGAGAAGAAGCTGCTGGCCCTCGAGGACGCAGACGAGAATCCGCTGTACGAGGAAAAGGACTTTGCACAGTGGGTGAACCAGGCGGACAAGAAGGCCGAGAAGGCGAAGGACGAGAGAAATTGGTGGGAGGGGGTGAAATGATGGGCGAAATGTGATATAGTAGGCGCAAAGGGGGCTGATGCAATGGAAGAAGAGAAACGTGAAGTGCCGAATGCGGAGACCTGGGCGGCAATGGCAGAAGTGGAGGAGATGAAGAAGCACCCGGAACGGTACGAGAAGTACCATTCTTTTGAAGAGCTTTTACAGGAAGCTGCCGAGACAAAGGCAGCAATAGCGGCCGGAGAATGGCCGGTATTTGACACCGTTGATGAGCTGTCTGAGGCGCTGGGCCTCTGAATCGGATCTGAAAAGAACGAGCACTCTGGCTGTGAGCCGGGGTGCTCGTTCTTTTATAAGTCCGCAGTAGTTTTGAAGCAGGGGACGTGGTAGGCTGGAGAAGAAGAGGTCTTTAGAAACGGCAGCGGACCGGAAGGAAACCTCTCAGCTTTGCAGTCCGCCTGACGGCGGCGCTGCAAAGCAGCTCCCCTAGCGAGGGGAGCCTTTCTCAAAGGAAGGAGCCTCAGAGTGAAAGTAAGGATCATCAAGGACCGATTCGGCGGGATGGGCTGGCGGGCCGAGCCGGGGGTGCTGCATCTGGGCGGCGTAGGAACGGCGGGCGTGGAGAGCCTGAGCTTCGCGCTGCCGGAGGAGTGGAGCGGGATGGCCGTGACCCTGCACATCGAGCAGGAGGGCGGCACGCTGCCCCAGCCGGTGCTGCTGGACGAGAGCCGGGAAGTGACCATCGACCGACGCTTTACTGCCGCCCGGCAGGGGCTGTGGATGCTGCTGGCCCAGAGCGCGGACGGCTACACGGCCATGAGCTGCCCGGCGAAATACGACTGCTACGAGACCATTGAGCTGTCGGGTACGGTGGAGGACATAGACCCCAGCGTATACGCCCAGTTTGTGGCGCTGGTACAGCAGGCCGTGAACACGGCCATGAACGAGGGCGCGGCCGCAAAGGATGCGGCCAAGACGGCGCAGGCGGCGATGGATGCCGCCCAGAAAGGCGCAGCCGCCACCCAGAAGGAGCGGATGAGCGCCGAGGACGCCGAAAACGCTGCTGCCCTTGCGGCGGCAAGGACGCAGGCAGACATCACGGCTGCGGCCGCCAGCGCTGCCAGCGCACTGGGCGCGGCAAATGAGACACTGGACGCCTGCACCGCTGCCACTCAGGCAGCGAACCGGGCGGCGAACCTTGCCCCGAAAAAGGAGGAGCGCCGCCTGCTGATGCGTCTGCTGCGGGAAGCCGCCTATCAGACCAAGACCGCCGACACCCTGCTGGACCAGCTGAGCGGGGTATGGGCCGAGGTACCGGTGGAGGCCGTGCGGCTGACCCGGGACAGCCTGACCTTGCACGTGGGCGACCGGGCAGCGCTGGGCGTCCGGATCAGCCCCGAGAATGCAACGGAGCAGACCGTGCTGTGGGAGAGCAGCGACGAGACCGTGGCCACGGTGGAGGACGGCGTCATTACGGCAAAGACCCCCGGCGGAGCGCGGATCACGGCCCGGGCGGACGGGTGCAGCGCAGAGTGCGCCGTGCTGGTAAAGCCGACGGTGGAGCGGGTGAGCCTGAGCGCCGACGCCCTGACCCTGACGGCGGGTGAGACGGCGGTGCTGGACGCAGCCGCCGACCCGGAGGGCGACGTGGCGTGGCTGAGCAGCGACGAGACCGTGGCCGAGGTGAGCGACGGCACCGTGACGGCCAAGAAGCCGGGCGCTGCGGCCATCCTCGCGGCCAGCGGCGGGAAATACGCCTGCTGTGCCGTCCGGGTGCGGGAGGCCGAGGCGCCGGTGGAGACCGTGACTCTGAGCCAGACCACCCTGACACTGAAGCCGGGGGAGACTGCGGCCCTGACAGCCACAGTCAGACCGGCCGGCGCCGACCAGACTGTGGTATGGTACAGCGCCGACCCGGAGACGGCCTGTGTGGTCGGGGGCGAGGTGGTGGCTATCTGTGCCGGAACAACGGAGATCGCGGCCATTGCGGGCGGCGTGAAGGCGGCGTGCGGCGTAACGGTAGCTGAGGACGGCCTGAAAGCCGCCAGCCTGATGCTGAGCGCCGGGACGCTGGAGCTGACGGAGGGCAGGACTGCCGCCCTGACGGCCACGGTGCTGCCCACCAGCATCCCCCAGAGCAGCATCGTATGGACCAGCTCCAACGAAGAGGCTGCCGTGGTGGACGGCGGCGTGGTGACGGCCCGCGCCGCCGGAGCGGCCATCATCCGGGCCAGCGTGGGCGGCAAGACGGCCAGCTGCACCGTGACCGTAAAGGCGGCGAGGGTGCCGGTGAGCAGCGTGACCCTCGACCGCAGCACCCTCGAGCTGAGCGTGGACGGCACGGCCCGGCTGACGGCTGCCGTGCGGCCCGAGAACGCCGACGACCGCACCGTGGTGTGGCAGAGCAGCCGGGAGGACGTGGCCACCGTGAGCGGCGGCATCGTGCGGGGCGTGGCCGAGGGCAGCGCGCTCATCAGCGCCACGGCAGGCGGCGCAAAGGCCGAATGCAGCGTGACGGTGAGCCAGGCGCTGGTGTGGTGCAGCGTGGTGAACCGGCTGAGCCACGTGACCACCGACCAGACCGCCGTCGTGGTGGCCAAGGGCCGGGCCTACAAAGCCGCCCTGACCGCCGAGAGCGGATATACGCTGACCGAAGTGAACGTGAAGATGGGCAGCGAGGACATTACGAAAACGGCGTGGAATGCCGAAGAGGGCTGCGTGAACATCGAGGCCGTGACCGGAAATGTGGTCGTCACGGCAAAGGCGGAGGTAAAAGAGTGAGTGAACCTATCTACAACAGCGCCGGTGAGGTGCTGTATCCGGGCCTTGCAGGCGACGGGGCCGGATACCGGGGAAGCCGCCTCGTGACCCTGACGCCGGAGAGCTGGGAGGAGGCAGAGGGAGCTTGGCCCCTGATGCAGGACGCACCGGTGCCGGAAGCAAAGACCGGCTATGCGGCTCTCGGCTCCTACCCGGACAACTACGGCGCAGCGGCGCAGGAAGCGGGATGCCCGGCCTACTGCGAGGCGCAGGACGGCTTTGTCCGCTTTTACGCCCGGGCGAAGCCCTCCGGAGACATCCGGGTGCAGGTAACGCTGCTGGGCAACGCGGGCGGAACTGTGGTGACAGGACTGGTGGCGGGGAGCGGCGTGAGGGTGGACCCCACCCTCACCATCTCCGGCGCTGCAGCGGACGCGGCGGCCACCGGCGTGCGCATCAAACTGCTGGAGATGGTGCAGGGAGCAGGCGTAAACGGCATCAGTTTTGTTTCGGCCTTTGATACGATGGAGGGCGTAGAGCTGACGGGTGTGTGGAACAAGGCGGCGAGCCGGGTGGAGTTTTGAGGAGGTGAGAAACCTCTCCGTCTGCGCTTCGCGCAGCCACCTCCCCTAGCGAGGGGAGGCTAAGAGGAAGGAGGATTTGAATGCAGATCAAAGACTTAGCCATTGGTGATGGCTTTGTATACCTGATGGAAGGCAGCACCAAAGTCAAGTTTTACGTGCTGGCCCACAACTACGAGAGCGGCCTGAACGGCAAGGGACGGACGCTGTTTTGTAGAGAGAGGCCGGCGATGAGTGGCCCGTGGTCGAGCATCGGCGAGTATGGCAGAAGAGTCGATATTGCATGGGGACAAACGGATTCTGGGTACACCTGCAGCATCTACGATTGGCTCACCACTACTTATTTTTATAAGTTTGCCGCTGACGTCAAGGGCTGGATGGGGAAAACAAAATATTTAGCTAATGGGACGACATTCAGCACCTCAATCTTCACACTTTCAGCAAGCGAAAGCGTGTACGGCTTATCATCAAGACCCGAAGAAACTTTGCTCTCCGATCAAGCCCGGAAAAGACTGGAATATATTTTTACTGATTTCGGGACAAACATCTGGACAAGAACCCAGAGCGATAATGTGTCTTATCACCACGGCTCATCTGATAATGATTATTATTATGATGGAGTTGCACTCAGCGGCGTAAGCGACAGTTATTATGGCCGTTTTACTACCACATATGGGCATACGCCAAGCTGGGGCTACCTGCCCTGTTTCACCCTGCCGGAGACGTTATACATAGATAAGGACGGCTTCGCCTCGGCAAACCAGCCACCGGAAGTGACTTCCGATGCAGGCGAGAGCGGCGTGGCGCTGGGCGAGAAGAACGAGCCGTTTGCACTGCCCTACACCGTGACCGACGGCGACGGAGACCCCATGACCATCACCGAAAAGATGAACGGTGTGGCGCTGGCCGTCCGCGAGAACGTGGCCTCCGGCACCGAACTCACAGTACAGTGCCTGAGCGAGAAAGCCCTGTTCCAGCAGATCCTCAACGGGGAGAACACATTGGTGCTGGAAGCGGACGACGGCAAGACCACGATAGAGTGGACAGCGACCTTTACCAAAAATGTGACAAGCGCCGTCCTCTCGCTGGCCCAGCCACTGACGGCAGACGACACTATCACGGTGGCTGCGCTGACACTGGAGGGCAGTTTTCCGTCAGACATGAGCCTGACCGTGGAGCTGAGCAACAACGCACGGGACGATGCCCCGGTGTGGGAGAACTGCACCGACATCCAGAGCGGCGAGGGCCGGGCCTTTGTACACCACGCCTTTACCAACAAGACCGCCGCCAAGGGAGCGGCCTTTAACTACAAGGTGACGATCACCCGGGGAGCTTCCGGCGTCGGCGGCAATATCACCATGATCGGGGGTGTCATCGGATGAGTCTTTGCAAGATGGATAAGAGCCTGAAAGAGCTCCACAGGAAGCTGGCAGAGGAGCAGAAGCTCAGGGAGTTGCCCGGCCTCGTGGCGGAGATCGAGGACGCCATGTGTGAGCAGGATATGGCATCACAGGAGCGGCAGGCGGCTATCGAGGACTCGCTGTGCGAGCTGGACGCCGCCGTCAACAAGTAAGGAGGATTTCAAAATGGACAAGATCTGGGCAAACCGGCTCGTCGCCGGTACCAAGACGTGGGCAGAGATGCCCGCACGCCGCCATGCCGGAGTCAAAGCGGAGCTGGCCAAGCGGGTGGCCGAGGGCGAGATCACCGCAGAGCGGTACAAGGAGATCACGGGGGAGGACTACGATGAGTAAGCTGCTGGAGCTTTTGGAAAAGCTGGTGCGGGCCATCTTTGGCCCGGGGGACGAGCGGGACACCGGCGAACCTGAGCCTACGCCCCAAGCCCCCAAGGCAGAGGCTGTCACCGGCTGGGAGGGCGACCCGCCCTACCGGTACATCGACGTGAGCCGGTATCAGGGCCTTATCGACTGGGCGCAGGTGGCAGCGGCAGGCTACGAGGGAGCAATGCTCAGGGCGGTGAGCACCAACCGCAAGCTCTCCAAGCGGGCAGACGGCCTGTATATCGACCCCACCTTTGAGTCCAACTACCGCAACGCCCGGGCTGCCGGGCTGGACGTGGGCGTCTACTACTACACCTACGCCACCAGTGAGGCGATGGCCGACGCAGAGCTTGCCCTGCTGCGGCAGGCGGTGTACGGCAAGGAGCTGACCCTGCCGGTGGCGGTGGACGTGGAGGACAACAAGCTCAAGCCCATGAGCACCCTCAACCTCACCAACCTGACCGCCTACGCGCTGGAACAGGTGGAGCGGATGGGCTTTTACGCCCAGCTCTACACCTACACCGGTTACAAGTATGAGCTGGACATGGCGAGGCTGTCCTCTCGGTGGGACATCTGGCTTGCCGACTACACCGGCAAGACGCCCAACGTGACGTTTAACTACAACGCCCACCAACACACCAGCAAGGGCAGCGTGCCGGGCATCTCCGGCAACGTAGACCTCAACGTCACTACCCTCAACTATCCGAAAATCATCCGCAAGAAGGGCCTGACCCGTCTCCGGGAGGCATAATGGAGCTGTATGAGTCGTTGAAAGTCGTCGGTGCAGCGATGATCGGCCTCTTCGGGTTTGTGGCATCGCTGGACAAAATGGTTGACCTCTGGAAAAAGTACAAGGGTCTGGCCGAGGCTCCAGACAAGGCCCAGAACGAGGAGATAAAAAACCTGAAGGATGACGTGGAGCTACTTAAGACCAGGATGATGGGCGTGCAGGATGCACTGGGCAGGGATATGCGGCGATTCAATAATCTCGATGACCTTGTCCTGCTGATCCTTGACGGCGTGCAGAACCTGTTGGAAGCGCAGCTCTCGGGAAACAACCACGATGGCATGGAAGCGTGCCATCAGAACATCCTTAAGTACCTCATGAAAGGAGCGACCAAACATGGAGATAGCAGTGAGTAAACTTCTGAGCATCCTGCCCGCCCCGGTGGCGGCAGTGCTGATGCTGGGTGGCTTTATTTTCTACGCCATTGGCTGCATCCGCCTTGGCTATGGTGCTGCGGTAAAGCCGCTGGTGCTGGACCTCATCGAGAGGGCTGAGCAGGAGATCCAGGGGACAAAGAGAGGCGCAGAGCGCAAGGCGTGGGTCGTCAAGATGCTCAGGGCCGCTTTGAGCGCCAGCAAATACGGCAGACTCATCAGCTGGGCCATCACCGATGAGACCATCGGCGCCGTGATCCAGTTTTTCTTCGACCGGGCAAAGGCGGCGCTGAGTAAGGGGTAAGACCATGAGCGACACTACATACGGCCTGAAAGGCATTGATAAAATTATTGGATAAACAAAACCCCCGACGCTCCAAACGGAGCACCGGGGGTTTATTTATTTGAGATATTCCCGCAGCGCCTGCAGGATGAGCTCGTTTCGGCTGCACTGCTCTGCATCTATCCGTGCTGCCATCTTTTCGGTCAGCTTGCCCGGGATGTAGACCGTAGCCTGCACATCCTTTGCGTCCTCACTGCCGGTGCCAAAGATGGCGTCGCACTGCTCCTCGCCAAGGTGCTCAAGCACCCACTTTTGTGCGGCGCGGCGGAAGCGACCGGCAAATATGCAAAAACTGCGCCACCTGCTGGGCGGTGGCGCAAGAGGTGGCGCAAGTGGTTTCTATTTTAACGTAGATACGTTATAAAAACGGAGACATTGACGCTCTCGTAATGAGCAGGTCGTCCGTTCGAATCGGATCAGTAGCTCCAAAGTAAAATCCCCGAAAAGTGGCTTCACGCCTAGCTTTTCGGGGATTTTTGTTTATCTGCGAAAATGCCTTTCGAGGGGAATGTGGGCGCTGATTACCCCCATTTCCCGAGAAGTTTTTTGAAATACAAATCAAAAAGGACCCAAAATTGGGAAGAGGCCAAGTTGCTTGTCAATGGAGCGCAGGACAACAAAACCTACGTCTTAATCGCAGATAACTTTGCCGGGGTAGCTTTACGCTCGACCGCTGATACCGTCCAAAAAGCAGTTGCATTATCGGTAAGCATCTGTTAAAATAGATATGCGGCGCTACACCGAATAAAAAGCCCCCACATGGGGCTTTTTTGCTGTATATAAACACTCTGACGATTTCTGAACACTGCCGCCTGACCACGCGGCACAGGATGCACGGCTGTTTTCCGTGCGCAGAAAGGAAAAAACATTATGCCTTCTTTGACGACCTACAAGCTGCTCAAGCAGGAGCACAACGCCCGGCGGGGCGAGTTCAAGACCGTACACGGCACGGTGCAGACCCCCGCATTCCAGAATGTTGCCACCGCCGGCGCCATCAAGGGCGGCCTGTCTGCCCATGACCTGAAGGACATCGGTGCGCAGGTCATGCTCTGCAACACCTACCATCTGCATCTGCGTCCCGGCGACAAGCTGGTGGCAGAGATGGGCGGTCTGCACAAGTTTACCCGCTGGAACGGCCCCATCCTCACCGACAGCGGCGGATTTCAGGTGTTCAGCCTCGCAAAGCTGCGCAAGATCACCGAGGAGGGCGTGACCTTTGCCTCTCACCTCGACGGCCACCGCATCTTCATGGGTCCTGAGGAAAGTATGCAGATCCAGGCAAATCTCGGTTCCACCATCGCCATGGCCTTTGACGAGTGTGTCGAGAACCCCGCCCAGCACGATTACTCCAAAGCCAGCTGCGAGCGCACCACCCGCTGGCTCAAGCGCTGCAAGGATGAGATGGCCCGCCTGAAGCATGAAGGCATCTCCGTCAACCCCGACCAGCTGCTCTTCGGCATCAATCAGGGCTGCACCTTCGCCGACCTGCGCGTGGAGCATATGAAGCAGATCGCCGACCTTGACCTCGACGGCTATGCCATTGGCGGCCTCGCAGTGGGTGAGCCTACCGATGTGATGTACGAAATGATCAGCGAAGTCGAGCCGTATATGCCCAAGGACAAGATCCGTTATCTGATGGGCGTGGGCACCCCCGGCAACATCATCGAGGCTGTCTCCCGGGGCGTGGACCTCTTTGACTGCGTCATGCCCAGCCGCAACGCTCGTCACGGCCACCTGAACACATGGGGTGGCATCATCAACATCAAAAACGCCAAGTACGAGCGGGATGAGCGCCCCATCGACCCCGCCTGTGGATGTCCGGCCTGCCGCAACTACTCCCGTGCCTATATCCGCCACCTGTTCAAGGCAGAGGAGCTTCTGGGGATGCGTCTGGCTGTTATGCACAACCTCTGGTTCTACAATCATCTGATGGAGCGGATCCGCGATGAGCTGGATGCAGGCACCTTTACAGCCTTCCACGACCGCTATGTCAAGCTGCTCGACACACGAATTTGAGATTTGGCCTTGAAACGTGCCGGATAAGCGCGTATAATAAGGTCATATGAATTTGAGAGG